CAATAGACTACCCTGTGTTAAACGTTATCCCAGGTTATGTTATCGAAACAATACCGCAGACGTTTTCTAGCGATTAAGCTATACTATCACTATCATCCGAAGCTGTGGTAAGGATGTTTTAGGTTTATCGCGTACCCAGGTACCCAATCGCGGTCCACAGCCCTTTACTAAGTAATGTAACGCATACATTAAGCAAGTCTTTACCTGCGCGCTTCTCTAAGCTATAACAGTTATAGAGGTGATTAAATGTATAGAAAATTTGAATTTACAGATTATATAGAACCAGAGCGGGTTGAAGCCGAATGGCTGAATAACCGCCCAGCAATATTGCAAGAATTAGTAGACCATGGTATCCCTAACCCCCTGCCTGGATATGCCCGTGCATACTGGGAGAGTAAAGTATCGGCTGAATGGCACAGACGTTACATGATAGAGTGGCTGTATTACAAAACAGGACGAATTGCTTTAGGGGATGTGGATGCAAAAACAGCTATTGAATGCTGTAAGATTCACTTAGAAGCTAATTTAATCAATAGTTTCGATAATTGCGATTTGAAAGAAAACTATAAGGGCGCTAATGCTCAGCTTAAGGCAGCGTTTACTACGCTTCTTTGTACTAATTGTCTAATTAAGCCCATAGCAGGCTCTGAATCTACTAAATATTGCGCCCGTTGTTATCGTGAAGTTTTAAATAAATGGAGGCCACTATGAGACACTTATGGATGCCAGCCGGACTTCTCATCGGACTTATCTGTCTACCCGTACACGCCGAAACCCTATATGCCGGTGCTACAGCGGTTAATTTACAACCGGACACACAGCAGGACGTATATCAAGGTTCAGCAGCACAAGCTATATACAACATCCAGGCATTGCAGGCAGCATATCCTCCTAGTCCACAACAGCAGGAATTACGCGCACAGACCGCTAAACGCTCCGTTCGCGCTGCGTTAGGCTTCTGCTATCGCCCTAATAGTGGATTAATTTACTATGTAGACCAGAATTGTGATCTAGCTGGACAAATTCATGTAGGCGATTATTTGCTCTGTTTAGGCGGTTGTAATCCTAATGAGGTTATGCGTCGTAATCAAAATTTTGGGGAAGAAGGTACACAGATGCAAGTTACTGTTAGAACACAGCGGGGGGTATTGACTCTACCTTGCACCCGACACCCTGTGGGGTTTTTCGGACCAGAGTGGCAGCGGTGCCAGCGTTAATTATTTAATTTCAGGTGGTTTGCATTCGGTAATTTTCTTAACAGCCATAGCACTGATAATCCCGGTCAGGGAAGCTATGCAACCTGTTAATAGAGTGTCGTTTACTATATAAGTCACTTGGTTCATAGCGGCAAAATATGGCAACAACGTGACACTGAGGATTAATACCGCCAGCGTCAATATTGCGATAATAGCTATAAAGTTTGCGACCATACTATCTATGCAAGGCTAGATGAGCCATTATATAAGTAATACAGAAAAAACTAATCGCTACCAATACATTCATATATACTGCTGGCATCTTATACTCCTAGAGCTGCGCGCAAGTCAGTTACTAGCTTATTTAAGTCATCAGCTGCTTGGTGAGCGTCAGCCATTAATTTTTGTACGTCATCCAGGGCAAGTTTACCGTCAGCTTGAAGCTGGGCTAAAGTTGCTGGGTTGCTTAGTTTATTGGCCAGTTCTACAACATTACCTAAATTGCCTGCTAAACCAAGTATGTTTAATTCTGGTTTCAAATTGTCTGCCATATACCCTCCAAGGTAGTTATTTTGATTATTTCTTATTATACATGAAGTTTTGTTTCCCTATTAATCATTTCTAATGTTAAAATACTCTTAGTCAGTACGATTAGGAGTATTTCACTTGCCTATTATAGTTAATCCAAGCCAAATCGATCCATCTGCATTTACCGTACCGGCAGTCTATTTAGTCGTTCAACCCCCCCAAGCATCTATAACAGGCGCGCCTGCTTCAGTTATTGGTCGGGTTGGCACAACCTCTTGGGGTCCTTTGAACAAAGCAACCCTTGTCGGGGATATGCAATCTCAAAATATTTTATTTGGACCTATCAGTAAGGCATCCTTGACTGATATCCACGATATGGCTACTGACACTTGGGCATCTTTGCAACAAGCTAGCCAGTTAGGACTAACAAATCAACAAGTACGTGTGTCTGATGGTACGGATACACAAGCCAGTTTAGTTCTTAATGATAATACGGCTGACACACAAACAGTTGTGATAGGTAGTGGCAGTACTCCAACTGCTGATGATGTCGTTACATTAATCTTTACGAATTCTAAAATTACTGGTAGTCCAGTTAGTATTGCTTATACCGTCGTTCTAGACGACACACCAACCATTATCGCTACTGCTTTAAGGACTGCAATTAATGCAAATACGGCTTTAATTGCCGCTGGTATTACTGCTACTAATTCTACAGTTACAATCACTGTTCACGCATCTACCGATCTGGATATATTGCCAGTTATTACATTTACATTAAGTGATGCGGCTACGGAAACTGTAGTTATCACTGCTCCATCGGCTGTTACGGGTGGTACTCTTACCGCACTCTATTCTGGTGTTCTTGGTAATTCAATCCGCATGTCGATTCTCCCAGGTACAAATTCTACGTTAGTCAATGTTCTGCTTACAGCATGGGCTGGCAAAGAACAAGAATATTACACAGCTTTACCGAATACAGGTGCCTTCTGGGCCGCTTTATCGGCTGTTCTATCAGGCGGTGCTGGTCCTACTGTTGCCTCATCGCAATTGGCGCGGTTCGTTGTGGCTTCTTCTACGCACGGTCCACAACTGCAAGTTGCTACTCCTTTAGCGGGTGGTACTGATGGTCGCTCCGGTATTACATCGGCTCAATTAGTTGGTTCACCCACTGGTGGCGCTGGTGGTCAAGGCAGTGGCTTATACGCACTATTAAAATGTATTCCTACCGTTCAACAAGCATGGTGTGTTGGTTTAGATGATATGACTGTTGCTCCACTGATTCAGCAAATTGGCAATCAAAGCGGTATCTTAATGGGTATCATTCAACCAATTGATACTGATGTAACCACCGCAGTTGCTAATCTAAATACCTATGGTATAGACAGTTATCAAGTAATGTGCTTCATCGATTGGCCTCAAATGTTCGATCCTATCAATAACGTTGCACGATATGTGCCTCCAACCGGTCCTTTAGGTGGTCTATGTGCTTCATTAAGCCCAGAACAATCACCATTGAACAAACAGCTTCAAGGAGTTATTACAACTTCTAGATTAGCTAATATTGGACCATATGATGATTCAGATGTTGGTTTAGCTAACACAAACGGCATTGCCCTTGTGAGCAATCCTATCGGTGCTGGTCCTCAATTCGGCTTCGTAACAGCTGTCAATACATCCTTAAACAACATTGGTACGGCTCCAATAGAATATTCGCGCATGACCAATTTCTTAATTCAATCTGTAGGCGCAAACCTTGGGCAATTCTTAGGTGCATTGCAATCACAACAAATAGTTGATCCAGTACGTTCGGCTATTAAATCAAACTTAAATTCATTCATGGCGCAACTAGTTGGCAACAGTCAGCTGGATGCTTACCTCAACCTTTGCGAATTTAGCCTGACTAACAATAGCCCTGGCTATAATACTCCAACAACGATAAGCAAGCACATATGTAGTGTATTTACCGCTGCAACTTATAAAGCATCTATCTGGTATCTCTTATTCACCTTACAAGGCGGAACGACTGTAAGTGTTCAAAACATTGTTTCACCGCAGCCCGCAGCATAGGAGTTAAACTAACATGGCTTTTGCAAATATAACCGGAATGACAATTGGACAAGATTTACGTCTTGTACTATTCACTCCTGTCTCCTTAGCCGGTGTAGCTGCTGGTGGAGGTTTTACATCTGACGCTCTGGGTCGCTTAGCTGGTTTTAATGCAGTACCCGTAATTCAAGAAGTTAACGGCGTTCCGCTAGATAATGGTGGAATACGCATCGTGCGCAATATTTATCAAGGCTGGAATGGCGATATAGATTTCATCCGCTATAATGGAAATGCTTCATTGTTAATGGCGTCTATTATGTCAATCTTCAATCAATTAGGTAATGAAAGTTACTTCAATATTGAAGCAGTTGTATATAACGTAATCTCTCAAACTACCGATACTTACACATTCTTAAATTGTGTTTTGTCTCAAATCAATAGTGGAGACTACCGCGAAATATCGCGCGTAGATCAACGCTTGCATTTTGAAGGACAAAATATGCTAATCAATGGTCAAATGCCTGTTGCTCTACCAACCTTGGCTAATTTGCCAGGTATTAGTCCTTAATGAGAAAGTTATCCGATTTAATCACGGATATAGAAAACGAAATTAAGAATATTCCAGTCATTAATGCTGCCGTTCTTAACGTCATCGGTTTTGAAGTACAGCAAAAAGTTCAAGAAATGATTGGTACGCGCCAGATATTCTGGAAAGATTTAGCGGATAGTACGATTGCGACTAAGCGCCGAAAGGGTTGGGGTAAAGCTGGCGATCCCGGCAGCCCTCTATATGCTACTGGTGATTTTGAAAGAAGTATTGAATATAAGGTTGTAGGCAAGAATAAGGTTAGGATATTTAGTGATGCTGAATCTGCCCAATATACAGAGCTTGGGACATCGAAAATGCCTCCCAGGCCTGTCTTTAAACCAGCAGCCAAACTAGTGTTAAAATCGTTTTTAACTAAAAATACGATACAGGCGTTTTACTTGCGTTCATTAAGATAGCTTAATTTTACCGATCTCTAATACTGCCTATAATTAGTTATCACTAATCCTATAGGAGTTACTAATGCCTGAAGTTGTATATAATCAAGAGCCTGAAACGCCAGCTGTTGTAGAGCCTGTAGTAGCCTCTCAGCTTCGCCCGGATGTCGAATTTAAACTTCCTGACGGTCGCCTAGTACGCATGGGCAAGCCCGCTGTTCCATCAGCAATGCTACTTCCTAGTATTATAGCTGGCATGTCCGATCCTGATAAGAAATCCGATCCGGCACGTAATGAATTTAATGCTAGAATGGCTCTATTTGTGCGTTCTATCGATGGTAAGCCAACAATATTGCCTAGCTCCGCCCCTGAAGTGGGGCTTGTCCTTCAAACTCTAGGCGAAGATGGCTGCGACTTGGTTTTAGATGTTTATTTTAAGCATTTCGCTCCTTTAAATTCAGATCAGCTTGAAATCATAAAAAAGTAGCCAGCAGCGAATTCTTACAAGATGTTGCGTTCCTGATGCAGCATGGCTTCAGTTTGACTGAAGCATGTGAGTTAGATCCTGTTTTACGTCGGGGTTTTATCTATATCATCCAACAACAGAAGGGTGGAACGGTAGACTGGAAAACAGGAAAAATCAGTCATGAGTAGCTTATAATTAATATATGGAATCCGTAGGCATCGAATTAGTTTTAAAACAGAATCTTGCAGCCCAGCTCAAGACAATCTTGCCTATGCTTACTAAGATGAATAGTCAGTTCACGGCTATTAATAAATCTCTAGGTCAGATGGAAACCTTTCAGAACAATGCTAATCGCGGCTTCCAGCGCATGGCTAATCAGATGCAAGCAGTTAATGCTCAAAGCAAAGGCTTACAAACTATTAATCAACACGTTAAAGGCGTAGGACAAGCAGCTACAGGAGCCACTAGACAAGTTGGACTACTAGGCACCTCTCTTGGCGGCTTGATGCGTACTCTTGGACCATTAGTGGGTATCTATAAGATTATGCAAGGCGTTGGAGCCATCGGCGGAGCTGGTTTAGATTTTGAAAAACAAGTCAAATCACTACAACAAAGTAATTTAACGCCTGGTTTTCAACGGCAATTAACTGATAAATCATTACAGTTAGGCTCTAGTGGTAAATACGCCATGTCAGGTGCTGACTTTATTGGTGCGTTTAAAGAAACGCGCTCAGTTAGTCGATCACCTCAAGATGCATTAAACAATCTTCCTTTGATAGGGGAAGTAGACATGAAAATGCGTAAGATTAATAAAGACTTAGCTGGACAATCCACAATTCTTCCCCGTTTCTTTGAAAAATTTGCTGCTTATGATGATAAATCAAAACGCAAAATTGCAGATGCACTCTTAAAAGGTGAACAGTATGTCGGTGGAACTATTTCACCCGGACAGTTATTGCAACAAATTAGCACATCAGGTACATCCGTTGTTGGTGCAGATCCTTACAAGATGATGATTGAGCAAATGTATTCTATTAAAGAATCAGCATCCGGTATGCATGGCGGCGGCGGTAGTGGTGGTCGTGGTCGTGGTGGTGTAGGACAACAAGCCGTAGATCGTATGATGAATTTAGGTGTACTAACTCCAGCTCAAGCTGAGATGATGCGCCAAGGCGGTATGCTTGATGGTATCTCAGCCGCTGGTAGTACTAAAGGTCATAAATTCCTAATTGATTCTGCGAATGCTGGTAAGCATGTATTAACTCAAGGTGGTGGCTCTGGCAGTGGTAGACTGAAAACTAGTGATGTCCAAGCATTCCTACTAAAGAACCGTCCAGCATGGATGACGGCCCACGCTAACGATACGTATCAAACTGGATTAGACTTTGCGGCTGGTGCAGATATTCTAGGTGGAAATAAGATACCTGGTTCATTTATGGCTACCAGAGATGCACATATCAAACATTTCGGTGAACGTCCCATCCCTGAACAAAAGTTTTTAGAAGGTCGCGTTTTGTCTGGTATGAAAATGACTGGTATCGATTTCTTAATGGAGCGTTCTGTAGGAGCATATAAAAAATCACATGATATTTTCACTGCTGGTATTGAAGGACAACCAGGATTAGCTGCTACTGGTGCTACATCAGTTGCAGACCGCTGGGAAATGATGATGAAACAATTTGAAACGTTTGGAAATGCCCTGGGAAATAGCCAAGAGGTAATCAGTGCAGCAAACAGAGTTATCGATGGATTAACAGTTGCTATTAAAGCATTAAATGATAATGTTGGTCCTATTGCAAAATTTTTGGCTAATATTGCTGCTCCATTTGTAGCCCCACAACAGCCGCCCGCAGAGTGGGTTAAGGAAAAGACTGGCGGGCATGTGGACTATACTGGTTCTAGGGGTGGTTTACCTCTAGCTTTAGCCAGTAAATTGCCTGGTTACCCAGGTTATCATCCGCAAGCCAGCAAAATGTTATTAGATCCTCCTGGTGGCAGACAACACTTAGGCAATATGTCTTTAGTGCCCCCACCCCCGCCAGTGACTTCACTTGTTGATCCTACTTTAGCAAGAGCGTTTAATGATCCATCGCGCCATGATCCATCCTCTCTACGGATGCCTCCTGGTGCTACACCAAAATCAACTACCATTCAAAACAATATTTATTTAGACGGCAAGAAAATAGCCGAACACACTGCTCATCACGTAGAAAAACAACAATTAAAATCTGCGCGTAAGATGAGCTACGGTGGTGGCAGAGCTGGCGGTAGTTATACAGACCAGTATCATAATGCAGGGACGGGACAATAATGCCACTCATTGACATACTACTAGCAGGCACTATCACTCCTGATAAACAAACTATTATTGAGATGCTTGTACATGAATCAATAGTACTGCATGTCGATCCTATATTAGCAGTTACTGTTGCATTACTAGAATCAGGGCTAGACCCTCATGCTATCGGCGATTATATGACATCATTTGGATTATTTCAATTACATGAAGGTGGAGAACTAGGCACTATGACTGCTGAAGAAGCATTCGACCCGGTATTGAACGCTAGAACAGCGTTACCGTATATTGCACATGCTCAAAAGCCTGGACTATCACCAGGACAAATAGCGGCAGCAGCACAGCGTCCGCTATATCGAAATCTTTATGCTCTGCAAGTTAACACTATGTATCCACTAGTGAAGCAAGTCTTAAGCAGGCTAGGGGTGATGCATGGCTAACATCAAAGGCTTAGGCTCTAATTACGTACCTCTGCAACTAGGCAGCTTTACATTTTATCAATTCGAAGTACCTAATGATTTACCGAATTTATTCGGTGTACAAAAACTGGCGGTTCATGATTTTGCTGGTGGAGATAGAACCGTACAGGAGTTAGGTGCATTCCCGTTCGATGGTATTGAATGGCATGGTTCTTTTTTCTTCGGGGATACTAATTCAGGCACAAGCGTACCTGTCGAACGCGCTAGCTTGTTAAACACAATGCGTGTCACTGGCACAACCCAGCGCTTAATCTGGGGTGCATTTCAATATGATGTTATTGTACATGAATTTGAAATCATTGCTAAGATGGCTCAGCAATTAGACTATCGTATTAAACTTCTTCCAACCTTTGACTATACAACTACATCCAATCAACCACCTACGCCCGCATCAGGTGCGGGATTGGTGTTTGACGCTAATCTGGGCGTTATTAAGTCTACACAATCTCCTGTTGGTCTACTATTACCTCCCTTAGTTTTAGCTGCGGCTACGACGGCAGCAGAGTATGCCACTGCCGCGATTATTAATGCTAACGGTGCCTTATCTGGCGTTACTCCGGCTAATCAAGCAGCAGAGCAAGCTCTTATATTAACCGCACAATTATTATTGCAACCGATTATTAACGGTACGGATTATGGACAAGCGACTGCTGCTGCTACGTTATCTGCTAGCTTGTTTACTTTAAGCACTACTTTTAGTTCCAGTACAACAACGCCTCTAGCCGTTATTGTAGTCACAAATCCTAATCTAGATTTATTAGCATCGCAATACTATGGGGATGCTAGTCTGTGGCCTTTAATTGCCTCACAAAATAATCTACAAACAGATTTTCCTATTGGTACATTCACACTTGTCATACCACCACAATCATGAGTAACAATGTACGACAGCTCACTACACAAGTTCGGCTTAATGGTACGACAATTCCTGTACTAAGTTGGAAATGTCATCTTACTTCATACGGCAATTTATGCACATTTGAAGTGACGACATCTATCAAAAAACTGAAATCTATTAATTACGAAATTTATAAAGAACAACAGTCTAATCCTGTATTTGAATGTCAGATTATTATCTTAGATAGTACTCAAGGCAGTTCGCAGATTATCTTTGATGGTATCGTGGATACCGTTGAGGGTACATGGGAATCTGATGAAATTGAAATAGCTGGGCGTGATTATAGTGCTGTGCTAAGAGATAAGATAGAAACGCTAGATGCGTACTTAGGCTTAACAGTAAGCGGAGTTGTCCAGAAGATTGCTGATAATAATAAATTATTCTCTCTAATTCAAATCAGTCCAGTAATGGCTGGGATTAAGGCATCAACCTTCCAGGGTGAAGATTGGGCACTCAGCACTGCCCCTAGACCAGTGTGGCACATCATACAGCAATTGGCTGATGAGGCAGGGTATGTTGCCTTCGTAGACCAACACAAGACCTTACACTTCGAAGATCCAGGCAAAGGACCAACCGCCCATACGTATTACTGGCGACCGACATCCTCATCTCCTGATATTACCAATATACCAATTATGAAACTATCTATGTTGCAGCAATCCAGACGCTGTAATAATTTCACATTACGTATACATGGTTACGATAGAGATGGTAAGGAAACTGTTATCTATGAGGATAAAGTTGGGGATGGAACTGGTATGTTTAAAAGCCAAAACCGTCCAGATATCAACGCCCAAAATGCTAAACAAATTTGGACATCTATTGCTGATGAAATTCAAAGAAAGAATCTAGTAGTGAAGATGATCGTTGATGGTGATAGTAGTTTAAATGTTAATGATCAAGTCAAAATACAAGAAGCTCACGGTGGTGATTTACTAGGGTTAGCGAATCGTGAATTATTTATTGTCAGTATAGTGCAGAGCTTTACTATGCCAGACTTCGGCAGCGCTGAAGGCGATGGATTCTTAACGCATATAACTTGCAATCAGATGACCGGCGGTGCTAGTCCTTAAGGAACCGCGCTACCTTTAATAGATGATACCAGCCACCAACCAGCGCCGAAGCCTGCTTCTAATGTTATGGAATCATTGATAGCCAGAGTTGGACTAATCATCCCTCCGTTAATTTGTTCACCGGCAAATGTGATATCTCCAGATCCGTCTGAATAGATTATTGTAATACGTTTACCTAAAGAATGACCAGCTGACGGTAAAGTCACAACTACTGGAGCGGCAACATAATAAGTATAACCAGCTACGGCGGTGAAATCTGTAGTTTCTTCGATTGGTGCATAAGTACCAGAATCAAAATTCTGCATAGGGGTTCCTAATTGTGTAGGACAACCCATGGCTTGCCAATTAGCACCATCGCTAACGCAAATATAGCTATCACCAGCTAATTGCAATGCATGGGTGTATCTAGATGCTGCTCCATTAATTGTTTGTCCTCCGACTGCTGTATCTACAAATACAACACCTAACCCCTGGACATCTACTGTTATGAATACTAATTGTCCAGCGCATGTAGTCGCATCAGGCAGACTTGCATGACAAAGATCTCCATCAGCCAAACTGGATAGATCTAAGACTAATGTACTAGTTGCGCTAGTGATTACAATGTCATCATTAGCATTAGGCGTATTTGTTTGAATAGGAAAAGCAACGGCTGCTCCTGATAATGTGGCTGCCACATAAGCAGATCCATTCCATTGCGGAACTTGTCCTGTTGTTGCTCCTGATTGTGCTAACTGACTTAATGGTACTGCTGCACTTCCGCCTGGAGGATTACCCGCAACCCATGAACTACCGTTCCATAATGGAACTTGTCCTGTAACAGCACCGGATTGCGATAATACACTTAAGCTAGATATTTGAGTACCAGGTGCCCAATGAGTGCCGTTAAACACTAATGACTGTCCTGTAGCTGCTCCGCCTGCTTGAATTGTATTCAGTGGTATGGTAAGACTACCTAAATTATTAGTTTGAATCCATATAGCAGCATTTGTTGTGACATCAACACATTCGTATGTATAACCACTAACCGTGTTATACCAGAGCGATGCTTGTGAATATCCTTGAGTATTATCGTTGTAGTTTGTTGGCGCTAGAACTGCTGTAAAGTTATTCTTCGGGGCACTGGCTGTTTGAAAACTTGCCCCATTAAAAACACTCATAGTTAAGTTACTGCTATTAAATAACCATGTTTGTCCACTCACTGGAGCCGTTAGGCTAGAACTATTAGGACGAACAAACAAACCTACCTGCGCGAAGCACGGTTGTATAAATAACAAACTTAATAATAGTAAAATCTTACGCATCACTTAATCCTCAAATAATTTACGACAGCAGCTGAAGTTGAATT